TACGGAACAATTAAATCATCTGCAGGAACAAATTTACTTACGGCTCTTTGTTCCATTTCATCGTAGTAAACTTTTTTAAATGTACTACCTGAAAGAGGTAAATGAAATAACATGGAATCAAATTCAGGTTCGTACTCTTTCATTTGATCCATGATTTGATAATTCATAAAATCTTTTACACGTGATGCTTGATCTGTTTTTTCAGCTGTAGGCATTCCTAAAATTTGTGTTCTAACTGGTCCATCAGCTGGTAATAATTCTTTGTAAGCTAACGCTTGAAACTGTGTAACTGCTTCTGCTAATACTGGGTGTGTTGCACCTGAAGCTCCGGAAAATGGTTCTGTTCTGTTATCATATTTAAAACCTAAAAGATCTAAACCTTTTGTATAAGTTTGTTCCCAATCTTTTCTTGAAGACATATAATCCATGTATTTAGAATTTAAGTCTGATGCTAATCTTCCTAATACATCATCTGGTAAAAATTCTGCTAAGTTTGCATAGTGCTCATCACCACCTTCAGGTGATGCAGCTTGTGGATCAAGATTAATATCTACTGATCCATCTTCATTTTCTTGTACTTCTACATCATCAGGAGATTCTGAAGCTATCTCTTGTGCTTCAACAATCGTTTCTTGAATTTCTTCTTCACCTGGTACTTCAAATGTTTTTCGTGGCTCGTTTGGGAGAGCCTTGTCTATATTGTCTTCTGCCATTTATTTTCTCCGTAAGTTTTACATCTTTAACAGTATTATAGGATAAATTCAACCCTTGTGGTACTGGTCCTGATTTTGGTGGTATTGTGGTTGTTAGTTTTTTAGTCAAGGTCATCTGCCGCTTCTGCTGCTGCATCTGCAGCTTGTTCTGCTCTTACTTCAGCCTCAATAACTTTACCCTCACCTTTAGATAAGTTTTTAACTTTCTTACCTGTTGCATACTCTTCCATCTGACGAGTTGTACCTTCCATCATGTCATCAAGTGAATCTACAATAACTGCTTCAGTATCAAATCCACCATCAGGATCTGTTGCGTATACCTCTTGATCCATAGCAGAAAACTCTCCTTTTGGTTTAAATTCTTTTTTCTCAATTCCAACTGCAAATTTATCAACTCTACCTAAATCAGGTCCTGTTTTTCCAGGTTCTACATAAACTATATTGACTGGTTGTGAGTAATCATTTTCCCAATTAACTTGAACCTCACCATCAAAATCATCTATCTCAACACCAGGAAATTTTTCATTAGTATAAGTTGTTCCTATTAATTCATCTGTATCTTCTATTTTATAATACTCTTTGTAATCAGGAGTGTTAGCTTTGTATTCTTCTGTTCTAGCAGCATCATGAAAATAATTTTCATTTTTTCCTTCTGCTACTGCTTGATCATATTCTTGTTTAGTTACTTCTATTCTTTTTTTCTTAAACATGTTTTCTGCTTTTCCTTCTTTTCTAAATTTATTTACAAATGATGGAAACCAATCAGGCATAAGTGTTTTAGTATCTTTTAATTTTTTTATTTCTGTAAACATATTTTGAACAACAGGTTTAACTTTTTCACCTACTTCAAAAAATCTTCCAACAAGAGGTAGTGATGCAAGCCCACCCATAATCTTCATAAAGTTTCTTCTACCAGGATCTTTTGGTCCATCTGCAAAACCTTGTCTCATTAATCCACCATCTTTTGCTCCTGAATATTCTCCAAAAGTAAATTCATCTCTCTCCTGTGCAAGTGCTGCTCTTTCTTCAGGAGACATTGCTTTTAATTCTTGTGCTCTTTGATAAGCATCTTTAGCAAGACCAGCTGCAGTAAGTGTTGCACCAATAGGTGTAGATACTCTTGCAGCTTTCATCATCAAAGGTCCAAATCTTTTAAACGCTTCTGGAAGTAATAATTCTATTCCCACTTCTTTATCTATCACAGCATCCGGTATGCTTTTTCCTTCTTCCAATCTATCTGCAATAGTATCACCAGCAAAGTACATAGCACCAGGTAAAGAGCCGACAGCTTTCAAAGGATACTTACCAATATTAGCTAATGCTTTTAATACTGGAACACCTGCTGCTCTTTGCACAGCTACTGCACTTGGTACAGTTAAACCTACTCCTGTAGTGATAGGATTTCTTTCTCCAAATGTTTGTTCTTCATCTTCTTTTGGTGCAGGCATAAGATTAATAGGTCCTGCGTCAGTCATAATATTTTCTGCGAATGCATATCTTCTTTCAGAAAAATCATCATTAGATACAAGTCTTGGCATTAATTTTTTAAATTGTTGAAACTTAGGATCATTAAATATTTTAAGTAAATCTTTTTCATCATACTTATTGATGTCTTTAATAAATTTTTTACCTACCTCTTTTACATTTCTAATCATGTTTTTATATTCAGAGCTGTTTGTATTTTTTAAATCAGCAGCAATCTCAGGTATAGGTTTTAGATCTTTTGGTATTTCAAAACTGTAACCAAGTTTTTTATAATTATCATCAAAGTATTGTTTATATTTTTTATATGCAGCTTTGTTAGCAATAGCTTTATCAGGTGATTTTAAACTTATTTTTGGAATTCTAACTGGTTTAAAATTTCTCATCTTTTGAGAATTAAATTCTTTTTCTGCTTCTGTTGCAGCTGCATTATATTTTTGTACTGCTACTCTTACTGGTATTTTATTACCCTTCTTATCAAAGAGTTCACCTTTAAGAGCTTTCTGAACACTTTCTTCTAATATAGATAATTGAGAATCAACTCTCATCTTATCACCTTGATTTAACCTGCCATCTATAACCTGACCAAAAATAGAATAAGGTTTAGATCCTAATCTAAAGCTACCCATTTTTGCTTTGGCTTCATCTGTTTCAAAAGTCTCAGGGCCACCTGGAAAAGGTAATTTTTTTTGAACATCTGCTCTTAATGTTTTTAATGATTTTTCTCCAACAGATTTTCCTATTTCTTTATCAACAACTGTTTTAGAAACTGATTTTGATTTATAAAAATTAGAAATATTTTTAGCTTTCTTTTCACTTATTTTATTTATACCAGGAATATCAAAAGTACTACCTGGTCTTACAGCTTCTCCTAATTGTTTTAATTTATCTTCTGCTTGACTAACATTCAAACCTAATATGTCTTGAACTACTTTAAGATATTTTTTATCTGGAGTTCCTGTTTTTAACAAAGGTGCTAATCTTGGACTGTCAGCTAGCTTTTTTAAGTCTTCTTCTAACTTTAAAGTAACAGCTACTTTTTTAGGATTAGCTGCATCATAATCGTCTCTTACTTTTATTGCTTCTTCGATAGTATCAAATCCTGCACCAGAAACACTTACTGTATTTGATCTTAATAAAGGTTTATATTTAACAAATGTTTCTCCTGTAGATTTATTTCTATATGTTACTTTTTTAATATTTTCTTCACCAGAACCTTTTCTTTCTATTCTTTCAATATTTTTATCATTGTAGAAACTTGGTGTTTCTCCAATAATTTTCATCTTTCCTTTTTCTTTATCTTCTAAGACACCATCTTTTACTAATTCTTTTTTTCCAACTGTATACCACACAGGATTTCCTGCCGTTTTACTTCTTTTTAATTTAAAAAGTTTTATGACTTTCTTTTTAGCATCGTTAAGACTATCTCCTTTTTCTACTAGCTCTTTAAATTTTTCAACTTTAGGTGCAATACTATCAGCAAAGTCTTCTCTCTTAATAGTGCCAATACCTTCAGGTACAACGTCTCTTAGTCTTTGTTTTTGTGCTCTGTCTTGTGCTTCAAATTTTAATTTTTGAACAACATCAGCTGCTTCTTCCATTGTAAAAGTTCCTGCATCAATTCCTTGTTGAGCAAGACTATTTAATTTAAATATAATATCTTCTCTTGGTAAAGCTCTGTTGTGATGAGCCAATACAAATATTTCTGCTTTGTTTCTAAAATCTGTTAGATCAAACTCTGGCACAGGATTACTTGTAGTCGTATCTACTTTCATTGACTCTGATGGCTCAACAATTAATTCACCACCATCAGATTTTTTTGTTCTAGGATTAGGGTTGTCTCTATTAAATCTATTAAATGCTTCTAATTCTACAATAGATTTTTTCGGTATGGGTTGATCTAGATCTGATGCAAACTTTACCTTA